ACACAAACGTGCATTTTGGCGATCATTCATTTCGTCAATTGAAGTTGATTGGATAGGCAAGGAAAAGAAAATCCACAAGGTTAATTTTTTTTAACCTTGTGGGAGTGCTAACCTACCATTGCCATTCGGCAAGGTGTAATTAGTACTACCATATTTCAGGCATCGCCCTTTGTGGCGGTGCTTTTTCTTTCGAAAACTTTTTACAATTTTTTGAAAATTTTTAAAAATATGTATTGACATCTTCGCCCATTGGGTGTATTATAATATATGTAAGGCAGAGGTAAAACTCTTACGAAAGGAAGTGAGGAAATGCAAGAATTGACAGCAAAGCAAACAGTTCGATTGATTGAATGGTTGAGGTCAAAAGGTTTTACCGAAGAGCAAATCGTTGAATGTATCGAACACATTAACAAATAAGAAAAGGTGCGAAACCCCTACCACAAGGAAATCACACCAAGCGGAAGCAGGAAGCCTTACTCCTGCAACCGCTTACATTATAAAACAGTAAGGCGAAAAATACAAGAGCAAATAAAAGAAAAGAGGACATGGAAATGAAAGAATACAAAGAATGCACACTTGAAAAAGAAGAAATCGTTGAATTAGTGATTCAAAGAGTAGAAAGAGCAAGAGCAGCATATTACAACTTCATGCAAAAAGGCAAATACCAAACAGACGAAGAAAGAGTATCGGTTATAACAAGATTGATTGCAATCGAAACACTTGCATTCGAAATGGGAATCATCGACACTTGCACAATTTAGAAAGGAGAATGGAAATGACAAAATACGAAATAAAAAAGAATTATGCAGAATTTAAAAATGAAAAGGACATCATGGCAGGATGCACGATTGGGAATCAAAATGAACCTGAAACATTTGCTTCATACACCACACTTGAAGAAGCAAAAGAACATCTTGCGATTTTAGAAACGGATGTGTGTGAATTCAGCACCCCAAATGGAACAATGTATGGTGTCATCGAGTTTTACATTGAGCAAAACGAATATGACGAATACGGCGAATGGATGAACGGCGGCGATATTTGGGCATTTTCAAAAATCAAATAGAAAGGATGATGAAGATGGATTTCAAAGAATTATTGGCGATGTCCGGCATGAACATGAAGCAATTTGCAACATACTTCAATATTCCATATGGAACGGTTGAAAAATGGAATCGTGGTGTAAGAGAATGCACACCGTATCTATTGGAACTGATGGCATATAAATTGAATAACGAAAAAGAAAAGGGCAAGATTTGATTCTTGCCCTTCCTTTTGGTATGTGCATTTTTTGCAACAACCACTTCGACCTTCTATTTTGCGATTCTAGGCGTTTTTGCCTTTTACCCTAACAAACACCCACCGAATCATTTTTCGTTCAAATCTGCAAGACACACAAAGCCACGCAAGGAATTAAACACGTTTCAACTTGCCGTTTTTCGCCAATGCAATCAATTCAAGGTTCTGCTTCGCCGTTCCTGTGTAGTTTTTGATTCCATTCTTTGATGCAACGGTCTTTCTGTTCTTCCAATTGCCCAAAAATGTTTCAGGCACTCCAACAGAACGAAGAACGGTGTCGATTCCGTTTGATTTGCCTGTGTATTTTGGATAATATGGCGAAGATGTTGACGTTGCTTTTGATCCACACAACGCATTCACCCTTGCTCTGACATCAGCATAAGCAAATGGACATCCGGCTTTCTTCAAGGATGCTTCTCTGTTTGCGTGACCTGTTCCATGCTTGCCATCAATGATTTCTTTTGCCCAATCATCAAGCGATTTGGTCGGTGTTGGTGTTGGAATTGGTGCTTTGCCGCTTAACATTGCGTTGACCTTCGCTTGCACTTCTTTGTAGTTGTAGCCTGCTTCTGTCAAACGATTGATTCTTTCATTACCATTGCCCCAAACTCCATGAAGAACCTCTTCCGCAACTTCATCAACGGATTTCTTCGTAATTGGTTGTGGTGCAACTTCGCTTGTCCATGTTTTTTTGAAATTCTCAAAAGTTCCGTATTGCTCTTTCAACTTGGTTGGAGTGCTTCCCCAATCAGGCAAATAAAGGTGCGGTCTGTCAGGTTTAGACCAATCACCGCCCCATGCAAGACCGATTGATTTTGCCAAAGCACCAACCCTTGAAAAGAAAGCTGCATCGTCATATGCATGACCTTTTACGTTTTTGAAGAAGTCAAAAGCGATTCCCCATTGGTGTTGAGAAGAATACGTTGAACCTTTCGCATTTGTAACGATACTTCCTGATGTTGTTCTTCCTTGTGCGTAAAGTTCATCTTGTTCAGCAACGGAACGGAAGCATTCACCAATTCCAAGAACAAGTCCTTCTTTTTCACATAATACCTTTAATTCTGCAACCTTTTGTTGCAATCTTGGATGTAATTGTTTAATATCTCTTGCCATTTCTAACAATCTCCTTTCGTTATGTGTAATTCTTCAATTTCTTCATTCATGTGGACAATCATCCCATTGCCACCTAATGCGACATATGCCTTGTACATCAAACACCAATTTGCATATGCATGAGATGAAATGCACCCTTTTGTTGTGTATTTCGTGTGATACTCAATCATCTTTGTTCGCAACAAGCAAAGCACACCATCTTTCAATGCGTTTGCTTCTTGAAGCTGCTGAACTTCCTTTTCACGTTTCAAACGATTGTTTTCACGGATAACTGATTGCAAAATAAAGACAAGCATCGCCGAAACGATACTTGTCGCAATAGTGATGACGTATTCCATTATTCATCCACCTGTTCTTTCTTGCCTTCAATGAATTTCGTGAAAGCCTGATGAAGTCCTGTTGATGCAAGTCCTGTCAATGCTCCAAACACAATTGTTTCAAGCGAAAATCCGCTTGCAATTGTGTTTATAATCGCACCCAAAACCGCAAGAATCGTTGGGATGTACTTGTTTGGGATGAAATCAAGTGTTGTTTTGATGCAATATCCGACTATCAAACAAGCCACTAAAACCACAAGTACAAAGTAATCTGTTAGTTGTGTAAAATCCATCATAATTTCTACCACCTTTCTTGAATCATTTGTTTATTAGTTGCATTTTATAAACACCGCTTTTGCGGTGACATTTGAACTATTCGCACACACATGGAAATAAGGTGTGCCATTTGCCGATATGTTTAATGCACACGGAATTGGAATACCGCCTGTTGCTATTGCAGAAATGTAAACAACATCGCCGTATTGTTCAATATCGCTTGCAGGTATGTCATACGTCAAATAGTGATTGTACGGACTAACATATGCATTTTCATTTAACGTCAAATCGTATGTGACAACCGTTTTTTTGAATGTTTCAACCCATTCGCCCCATTGACCGTCAGTTCTGAAACGTTCGTATTTTTCGCCTGTGTATGCGATGAATTTTTGATGACAGAAGTTTCCGTCAACAACACTCTGAACATCTAACCATCCATTCCTTTCAATCGGTCTGTTTGTCGATTCCGTTCCAAGATAATATCTTCCTGAAACGAGGATTTCATCGCAATCCCACCAATCAGCAGGAATGTCATATGTCAATGCACCCTTCACATGAACGGATGAATGAAACATTGCTTTGAAGCCTACTTCAAAATAGCCTTGCAATTGAGCAACCTTTCCGAATGCGATTCCAAGACCTTTTTTGAGTATAGAAAATACTTTTGATCCTGTACCACCTACAACAGTTTTTGTTGTTGGATTTCCGTTTCTTTGAGTGAATGCATCGTGAACAATCAACGTAAAATCATAACTTGATGATTGATTTGCCGGAAACGTATATGTTCCACCTTTAACGTCATATTCATCAAGAAGAAACGTTGTTTCGTTTGCATCAGATGAATTGCCCTTATTCACATATTTCGCTTTGAACACCGCTTCGTTCTGCTTATATCCAATCGATACATTATCATCTAACCTTTGGATTTGAGCATCAAACACCGCCGTCAAATACGCACCGTTTGAATTACTAGAACCATCTGCATCCGTTCTTTTGATTACTAACGATGTAATCTTTGGCGGTTCGTATTTAATGACATGAACTTCTTCATTCACAACAACCGTTCGTTGTCTTGTGTCGGTAACTGAAACGGATATTGTGACGAATCCATCATTCACGATTTCGTCTGTCACAACAGAATATTCGTTATACGTCTTTCCGTTTGCATTAACAACACACGATTTGATTGTCGAACCATAAACGCCTGACGCATCAACAGATATATTGAATTTTGACATACCTTGAATATACGATCCGTATGCAGATAAGTAATCCATATCATCAAATATTTCAACGTATACATTCGGAACAACATCTTCAGGTATCGCACACCATATTGAATATGGATTTGTTCCCATTGAAGTTTCGCCATTAAATGTTTCGATAAAGTATGTGACATAAACACTTTCGCCGTTTGGTGCTTCTTCTGCAAATTCCAACGGCGGAGTGAATCGAATATCTGTCACAGATGTTTTTTCTGCACAGACTAATCCACTTCGACCACCACATTCATATCGAATCGTGTGCGTATAAGCATTGTTTTTTCTGTCAACTTTCAATATCTGTTCGACACCAAGAGTTCCGTCTTTAACGGAAAGTGTTGATTTCCTTGCAATCGGCGTTAATGTGGTTGAGCCACTTGCAGAACACCATCCTGAATCATAGTTATATGATGCGGTGATTGTTCCTGAATTTCCATTGTTGTCATGAGTGATTGTCAATGGAATGCTGAACAATGTTGTTGTTGAATTGGCAGCTGCTCCGCTTGTAAATGAACCTTGATAAATCAAAACGCCATTCTGTGAAACAGAAATCGTTCCTGTTCTTGACGATCCACGCCATGACTCGCCGGATGTTGTGATTGTTCCTGTGGCGGTTATTTGCGTTTGGTTGTTGACAACATCTTGTTTTCCTTGCGATATAATTATCGAACCTGTCTTTGCCATTAGTTATCACCCCCATATTCACAATTCACGTTTCCGAATTCGTCTTCTGTCATCACATAACCGAATAACGAAAAAAGTGTATTTACAACCAATTCAGGAATCACGGAACGCCCTTCAGGATCTAACGTCAATACATCAACGCCGTTCACCGTCATCTTAAATTCGTCATTGCTTATAATGACTTTGTATGGATTGTTCTGCTTTCCGATTGTCAATCCATCAATTTCAAACGTGAAGAATGTTGTCACATTCTCATATTGCGTTTGGAACACTCCGTTTTGCTCTTTCAACACTTCGATTTCTTTTGTGAATTCAAGAGATAATCTGTCAGATAACATCTTTATTTGAGATTCCGTTGTTTCCTTGAATGCTTCAAAATCGCCTGTTTCCGTATATGATTGCAATGCAGAAAAAATCATGCTATCGCAATCTTTGATAATTGATGTGTAACTTTCAGAAATTGCTTCACGCAAATCATTATTCGTTTGCGAATTCTTTTCCGTGATTGTTTGCTGCAACTCCATTCGTGTGCTTTCAATCTTCTGTGAAGCATCCTTGATTGCGTTGTCACGTTCGATTTCCAAATCTGAAAGTGTTTTGAAATTATCGCCAACTTCGATTGAAGAAGAAATATTATAGTTCACAACGTCAATCGTCTTTTTGATGATTCGTGATTCATCATCGATTACAAGAAGTTTATTTTTGATTGGATGCCAATTGTAGACATCGAAATCATCAATGCACAATCCAAGCAATGACAAATCCAAAGCGGTGATTGAATATTTCACTTGAACTTTGTTATTCTGTGCAAGATATTCTTGCCCTTTTCGAAGCAGGTTTGTCGGAAGATAAACATCATCGAAAAGAACATATCCATATCGAATGCCGTACATTTTTACGGCTTCTTCGCTTTCAATGTAATTCACACCATTGTTCACGGTTGTGATGTCAATGCGTTCTTCACTTTCATTGCCTTCTTCATCTTTTAGTTTCGCACCCAAAGGAATCAATCTTGAAATGTATGCGGTCGGATCATCTTCTCTTGATATAGATTTCATGTTCACAGACAATTCAATCGGTGTGTTCACCCTTGAACCGATCTCCTGAAGATAATCAAGATAAATAACATCGCCAACATAACGGAAGCGGATTTCACCGCCCAACTTCGCAATCAATTTATCTTGAATCGTTTTCCACGAATTATCACGTTGGATGCCAACATATAAATTGTCATTTAAATCCACAACATTGACTTCGCCGATTTCGAATCGTTTGTACGGTTCGACTTGCGAATTGTGAACATCGAGAATGAATTGAAGTAACTCGACCACACCCCAATTCCGTTCTTCAACATATGGTTGAACACTATCGCACAGGAATCCAAGAAAACTTTCACACACAACTTCTTTTGACAGAAGTCCATTGGAATCCATCGCACCTTTCGAATAAAGCACTCTGCCGTGGAATTCATATCGTTTTCGATTCGTGTTGTAAACACTCACAAGTGTTTGCGAATCATGAATCTTGCTGAAACACTTATTTGCCGGAAGAAGTGTAAAAGAAAAGGAATCAATCGTATTGATTCCCTTCACTACACTTCCGCTTTTCAGTTTTTCATCGTAACCATGAAGTTCGGTCACAATGTTTCCGTTTTTAATCTCGCAAATGTACATCACAACACCTCTTCCGCAAATGAAATCTTCATCGTTCCGACTTGCACAGGCTCGTCAGGAACAACCGCAATTTCAACTTCAACATTTCCATCCGCAAGAATGGTTGTGGTCGGCTCGTTGCTTCTCAATGCCTGATATGCGGCAATCTGTTCATCCGTCAAATATTCTTCGATTGGTGTGGCAAGTTCGTATAAAAGAACACTGTCTTGCAATTTTTCGGTTAATTCTTCAAGTGTATTTACGGAAGCATCTCGCACATGAAACTCCGAATTGTTTAAGATATATCCAGTTTGGCTTGTGTCACTCCAAATTTCAATCTTGTACTTGCCGTGCGTGAATATAGAATGTCCATTGTTATCCGCCACATTTCGTTCATTGACATTCGGAATAATGCAATAATACCTT